GAGCCCAGAATCAACAAGACCCAACCTCAGAAGAGGGAGCTATTGTTAAAAGAGAGTGGTGGAAAATATGGAAAGATGAAAATCCCCCTCTATGTGATTTTATTATTCAATCTTGGGACACAGCCTTTCTTAAAACACAAAGATCTGATTTTTCAGCCTGTACCACATGGGGTGTCTTTCTTAATGAAGAAACTAACAATCAAGAATTAATACTTTTAGATGCCTATCAAGAAAGGCTAGAGTTTCCAGATCTAAAAAAAATAGCCTATGAGTATTATCATCAATGGCAACCCGATGCTTTTATTGTAGAAGCAAAGGCAACAGGCATTCCTCTGATATTTGAACTGCGGCAAATGGGTATTCCTGTAAGTGAGTTTACTCCAAGCCGAGGAAATGATAAGATATCCAGAGTCAATGCAGTTTCAGATCTTTTTTCATCTGGAGTGATATGGTGTCCTGAGACAAAATGGGCAGAAGAAGTTGTTGAACAATTTGCATCTTTTCCCTCCGGGGATCATGATGATCTTGTGGATTGCACAACACAGGCAATTATGAGATTTAGACAAGGTGGATTTGTTAAAGCAGAAAGCGATGAAGAAGATCAAGAGTATTATCCAAGGCAAGCCTCTTATTATTAAGGATTAGATTATGGCTATAGTAAAATCGTTTCCCCAGATTCAAGGGGAAGAAAAGGAAGAGGAAGGGGAATCTTTAGAAATTTCTATTCTAAACCCTGATGCTGTTTCTGTAGAGACAGAAGATGGTGGTGTTATGATAGATTTTACAGGGGGAGAAGAAGAACAAGAAGGTGATTTTTCTCATGGAGCCAATCTTGCAGATCAAATGGATGATTCTGAATTACAAGAAATATCCTCAGAGCTTATGGCACAATACATGTCTGACAAAGGCTCCCGTAAAGAATGGGAGCTTACTTACACAAAGGGATTAAAACTCCTTGGACTTGAAATTGAAGAGCGTTCACAGCCTTGGAATGGTGCATGTGGAGTCTTTCACCCAGTATTAACCGAGTCTGTAATTCGATTTCAGGCACATTCTATTATGGAAACCTTCCCTGCGGCTGGTCCCGTAAGAACACAGATACTAGGTCCTATTAATTCTGAAGTTGAAAGACAAGCTCATCGTGTAGAACAAGAAATGAACTACCAGATTACGGAAGTCATGACAAACTATCGTGCCGAGCATGAGCAGATGTTGTTCAACCTCCCCTTGGCAGGAAGTGCTTTCAAAAAAGTATACTATGATCCCGATATGGATCGCCCAGATTCAGTGTTTGTTCCTGCCGAAGACCTTATAGTGTCTTATGGAGCGTCAGATCTACGCACATGTGGGCGATTTACGCACATTATGAAGAAAACATATAATGAAGTACGCAAACTACAGGTCATGGGATTCTACAGAAACATAGAATTAGCCAATCCAGAGCCAGATTACAGTCAAATACAAAAAGCATACGATGATATTCAAGGGGAAGACCCTACAGTAGATTACGATGATCGCCATACTTTACTTGAAATGCATGTAAATATGGAAATTTCTGGAGATGAGGACACAAAAGACGGAGAACCTACTGGTATTGCTCTGCCTTATGTTATCACTATAGACAAATCATCAGGTGTTGTGCTTTCTATTCGCAGGAATTGGGTAGAAGATGACCCTAAAAAAATGCGTGTTGAACATTTTGTGCATTATAAGTTTATGCCAGGTCTAGGTTTTTACGGATTAGGTCTGGTTCATATGATTGGCGGTATGGCGAAATCAGCCACATCCATTCTTAGACAATTAGTAGACGCTGGAACGCTCGCCAATCTCCCTGCTGGTCTAAAATCGCGTGGTCTGCGTATAAAGGGAGATGATAGTCCGATATCACCTGGGGAGTTTAGAGATGTTGATGTGCCAGGTGGAGCTATTCGAGACAATATAACCTTCCTTCCTTACAAAGAACCTTCTCAAACATTGTTCGCTTTAATGCAAACTATTGTTGAAGAAGCAAGGAAGTACGCAGCGATTCCTGATATGCAAGTCGCTGATATGAAAACAGATGCTCCTGTTGGCACAACTCTGGCTATCATGGAACGCTCCATGAAGGTGGTTTCTGCTGCTCAAGCAAGACTTCATGCCGGGTTAAGGACAGAGTTTCGTATTCTTGGTAGAATTATTAAAGATTATATGCCTGATGAATATGATTATGAGTTTGGAGAGCAAGCAAGTAGAAAAGAAGACTTTGACAACAGGGTAGATATCATTCCTGTTAGCGATCCCAACGCTTCAACAATGTCTCAAAGAATTACACAGTACCAATCAGCCCTACAGCTTGCTGCTCAAGCCCCCCAGATGTATGACCTGCCTGTTTTACATAGGCAAATGCTTGAAACTCTGGGAATTAAAGACGTTGATAAGATTATTCCTACAACAAATGACATCAAACCTGACGATCCGTCTACTGAAAACATGCATCTCATTAACATGAAACCTGTAAAAGCCTTTGAATACCAAGATCATCAGGCACATATCACAGTGCATATGACAGCTATGCAAGATCCAAAGATCTTACAGATTATTGGGCAATCTCCTTCTGCAAAAGCTATTCAGATGGCAACAGAAGCCCATATACGAGAGCATCTTGCTTTTGCTTATAGAGATGAGATTGAAAAACAACTTGGTGCTGAACTTCCACCTTATGGTGAAGAGATTCCAAAAGATATTGAAAAGAAACTTTCTACACTTGTTTCTGAAGCTGCTGTTAAACTCTTACAGAAAGATGTTGCGGAAGCACAAGCACAACAGAATATTCAAAAAGCTCAAGATCCAGAAATGCAATTAAGAATGCAAGAGCTTCAATTGCAACAAGCTGATATTGCTAGAAAAGATCAAGAATCTAAAAACAAAATTATGGCTGATATGGAAAAAGCCTTAATGAAACAAAGCATGGATCAAGAAAAACTTAAAGTTATGCAAGAAATAGAAGGAACAAAAATAGGCGCAAGCATAGCAGAAAAGAATATAGATCAAGCCTTAAAAGAAAGTGCTTTAACAAAGAAAGAAGCTATCGAGGGTACAAAGATAGGTATTGAGGTCGCAAAAGGAATACAAGAATCTTTAAAAAAAGATAACAATAACTTGACTAAACAATCTTAGAGGGGAATAAATGGAGAATAAAAGTGTTTTTGATGTTTTAGTAGGAAAAATTAGAGAGTATATGAATGAAGGTGCAGACCATCTTTCTACTGGTGGAGCAAAAAACTTTGAGGATTATCAAAGACTTGTAGGTAGGATAGAAGGTTTAGCAATTATGGAACGTGAAGTATTAGATCTTGCTGATAAAATTCACAAGATGTAAAGGTAAACGTAGAGCCTAAATCTACGCACACTGGGGAGTTCCCCTGCGCTACGAGAGTATTTATGACAGTACATAAATTAGAAAAAGAACAACCATCTACCCCTCGCAAACGCCCTGTGCCATCTGGATACAAAATCCTTGTTGGGCTTCCCCATATAGAAGAAAAAACTGATGGCGGCATTATTAAGCCTGATAACATTCTTGAAACTGAATCAATGTCTACAGTTGTGGGTTTTGTTATAAGTCTTGGACCTGATTGCTATAAAGATAAAGAAAAATTTCCTAATGGACCTTACTGTAAAGAGGGAGATTTTATTTTAATTAGAGCATTTCAAGGAACAAGATTTAAAATTGAAGGAGAAGAGTTCCGCCTTATCAATGATGATAATGTTGAAGCTGTTGTCGATGATCCACGGGGGTATTCAAGGGTATGATAGATAAAGAAAAAGAAGAAGAAATAGAATTAGAAATTGTTGATGACACTCCAGAAGAAGATGCTCCTTTCGTTGAAGATTCTAACGATGAAGATGATTTAGGGAACTATGGCAAAAAAGTACAAAGCCGTATAAAAAAATTAAAGTTTGATTATCATGATCAACGCAGAGCTAAAGAGTCTGCGGAAAGAATGAAAGAAGAAGCTATACAATTTGCTAACAGTCAAAAGCAAGAAAACGAAAGATTAAAAAAACTTTTACAAGACGGGAACAATGTTCCTCAAGATGTTAGCAAAAAGAAAGTAGCGAGTGATTTAATTGCTATAGAAAAAGAATACCAGGATGCCTACGATCAAGGTGATTCCGCAAAAATGCTAGAGGCACAAAAGAAACTTGCTGCCTCAACATACGAAGAAAGAAAGTTAAATGAGCTTTCTTTTCAAAAACAACAACCTGTTGAACAAGCTGTTCAGCAACCTGTTCAACAAAACACTGCTTCGCAACAACCTCAAGTTGATCCGAAAGCTGCTAAATGGTTAGAAAATAATAAATGGTTTCAAAGAGAAGGAGATGAGGAAATGACTGCATTTGCTTATGGCCTTCATGAAAAATTAATTCGTTCCGAGAATATAGACCCTCGCTCTGATGAATACTATGAACGTATTGATGGAAGACTTCGAGAAGTGTTTCCTGATTTTTTTGAAACTGACGAGAGCTTACAGGAAGAACCTGTAAAAACAGCTAAGAAAGCTGCATCCGTGGTTGCTTCAACAAAAAGAGGAAACTCTAAGGCTCCACGCAACATCAAGCTTACTAAAACACAAGTCCAGCTTGCTAAACGCTTGGGCATAACCAATGAACAATATGCTAACCAAATGATAAAGGAACAAGCAAATGCCCAAAGAGCGTAATGACAGAACCGCTTTTACCCGTGAAACGGAAGAGCGAAGCAAATCCTGGACACCTCCATCTATCCTACCTGATCCAACTCCCGTACCGGGATATGTTTACAGGTGGGTGAGAACATCTATTATGGGCAATGCCGATAATAGAAATGCATCTATGAGATTTCGTGAAGGGTGGGAACCTGTTAAGGCAGAGGATCATCCTGAATTGAAACTGCAAAGTGATATAAACTCACAATTTTCTGGTAACATCGAAGTTGGTGGATTACTTCTCTGTCGCACAGCGAAAGAGCGTATGGACCAAAGAGATGAATATCACAGAGAAAAAGCAGCTACCCAAATGGAAGGTGTCGATAAAAACTTTATGAAGCAAAGTGATTCAAGAATGCCACTATTTACAGAAAGTGACAGTCGTGTTTCCTTTGGAAAAGGTGGTCCTAAAGGATAGTCTTTTAGGATTTTTATTTTAACTCGATACATAGGAGGTTGCTATGACTGCAACTGCTGCCCCTTTTGGGCTTAGACCTATAGGAAGACTTGGTGGAGGCACTGTGGAAACTCGTGCTTATCCAATCCTTTCTTCAGAGTCTACTCGTATCTGCTATGGTGATGTTGTAAAACTCACTGATGCAGGTGCAACAACAACCATTCAAAAAGATACTGGCACAACAACAGCTACGCCAATCGGTATTTTTCTTGGATGTCAATTCATTGATCTCAATTCAAAACAATTAACTTTCAGTCAACAGTGGTCAGGTGCTGCTAACACTGAAGGTATGGCTTTTGTGGTCGATGATCCAGCAGCTTTGTTTGCTATTCAAGCAGATGCTACTGTAAACAATGATGACCTCGCAGCGAATGCTGCTCTTGTTCAAGGAGCTTCAAATGCTGATCTCAGCATTTCTCGTGTTTCTTTAGACATAAGCACAGCCGCAACAACTAATACGCTTCCTTTGCGTATTGTTGATTGGCTTGGTGGTTATAACGGAGATGAGTATGGAACGGCTTTCCCAATTATGGTTTGTCGCTTTAACGCTGGTCATCAACTTTCACTTATTGCTAGTGGCTCTACTGCCGCAGCACCAAGTGCAGCGTAAGGAGGAATTGACCTATGGCTATTTCACGCTCACAACTCCTCAAGGAACTGTTACCAGGTCTTAATGCATTGTTTGGTTTGGAGTACGAA